GCTTTTACTTTATCATGTAATTGTGCGCCAAGTTTCTTATTGCTATAATGTGAAATAAATTCATCTTTCTTTCCAGCAGCAACAAGACCACGAAGTTTAGAAGCAGACATACCTTCTGCTCCTGTTGCATCTGGATCTCTTTGACCTGCAGATTTCACATCAACTTTTTTTATTCCTGGAAATTCTTTAGTTCTATATTTATTGAGCAGCGAATGAAACTCTTTTACTCTATCTGATCCAACAACCATTGTCACATGAGTATGACCTTGTTTCTCTAAATGCTTCATTGCTTCAATAGCAGTTCTGATTTTGCTATTTGAAACAATATTTGCGTTTGGAAAAAGTTTTCGCATTGCTCCAACTTTCTCACTATGACTTAATGGATTACTCTTTTTATCTTGAGAGTGAGATGGGAAGATGTAATGTTTTCCACCACCTTCTTCTGCATGCGCCTGAACTGCTGAGACAAGTTTTCCATGACCTATTTCAGTTGGTGGATTGAAGCGACCAAAAGTAAATGTTGCCTTACTCATATTACAACGCTCTTTCTTGCTTTTAGTTCTGCTGAACGCTTACGATTGGCTTCAGTAAATTTACGAGGAACAAATTTCATTCCCTTTGCCACAAAACCTTCACCAGTTGATTCTTCACCACCGATGCTGTGTTTGTATCCACCATGTGCTGTTTTAGACAATGCATCTGCAACAGCATATGTTGCTTTTTGAATATGATGATGAATTTCGAAAGACTTATCAAACTTACCCATATGTTCATCAACATGATTTAATGCTGCTTGCATTTCATCGCGCTTCTGTGATTTTGCTTTCTCAGTCTTTACTGAATCAATACGCTTCTGATGATACTTTTCTAAGAACTTTTTATATCCTTGGACAGATGGCTTTTCGCCAGTATCAATGGTTGAATTCGTATAACGAAGAAGTGTTTCGTTATGTCCTTCAAGATGACTTGTTGGATTATCTTTTGCAAGTTTCTTAGCAGCGGTGATATGCTCAACTGCTTTCTTTTTAGCCTCTGGAGAAAGTTTTCTTTCTTCAGTCGAAACTGTGTGGCTCATCACATGAACATCTGGATGGTCTTTTAATTCACCAGCCTCAATAGGAGTTGCTTTACCAGATGCATCTAATCTTGAGTGCAGTGCGATGCTTAATGGTGCTTTCGCAAGTTTCTTGCCTTCTGGTGAGTTCTTTGAAACTGAGTATTTGATCGTATTTGGAGTGTGGCTGATGTGACCATCTTCTTCTTTACGATCTTCTAGTGAACTCAAATAACCGCCTTGATACTCGCCTTCACCCTTTGGAAGAACCTTATGAACATGTTTTAAAATATTCATTAGTGGTCCAGCAACATATGGTTTATTTGCATATTGCTTTTTAATATCATCTAAAGAATAGTTATATTCTGCGCCTGGACCCTTGTATTTTACACCAACTTTATTTCCCTTCTTTATAACTTGAAAGGACATACGATCGTCAATTTTACGAGTTAGTGGAGCACGACCGCTAATAACGCTAGAAATATTGGAGAGTGCTGATCCAACGGCACCTTTACGAGCCGTAAATGCAGATTCAGCAGGATGGGGGAGGTGTTGGATTCCGCGAGCAGGTGCTTTTTGCTCTGTTAAAAACGGAATATACTGTTTGAAACCAAACATACTCTCTCCACACTGTGGGATTACTGTATATTTAGTTATTTTTTGCGGTTAAGATGTTCTGAATGATGTCGTCAACAGTTTTACGAATATCATAATCTGGGCGATATCCAAGATCTCGTAACTTCGTATTGTCCATGAAGAACGATCGAGAGGACTGAACCTTCTTATGAAACTCTTTTTGCTCAATCGTACGAATTTCAGAGGCTGAATCCATTGCATCGCGAGCATAACGAATCACATCACGGAAGATTATTGGTTGTCCGTTGCCGATGTTGTAGATTGAGTTGATTTCTCCTCTGTTGACAACCAGATCGATTGCTCGAGCGCAATCGCGAACATCAATATAGTCACGATAAAAATAACCACTATCGTAGAGGTCGACGGGTCTGTTGTGAGAGAGTTCGCCCAATAGATATTGGAGCGCGTTTTTCTTCGCAGATACCTTTTTATCTTCTGCACCCAATACATTTGCTAACCTCAAGATACGATAGTTTAGATTAAACGTCTCGCAGTAAGACATAAGCAACTGCTCGGCGCATCGTTTTGTAATTGAATAAAATCCCTTTGGATCACAAGAATCAGTTTCAGGAATACCACGTGAACCCTCACCGAAGCCAGAGTCTTGTCCATAAACAAACCAAGAACTAATAAAATTAAAGCAACCCCTGTTTCTAGTTTTCTCAGAGTAACTACGATAATTGTCCAGAACCTTCATCAATACGACGAGATTCGTGTTGATGTCTAAACAAGAATCTTTCTGAACATTATAGTTGTCTACTGTACTAATAAAATAGACAACATCATCAGCACGTACTTCGTAATTGTCTCTATAGTTTTTGATGTACCCATTCTTAGTTGTATTTAAGAATTGAGTTCCAACAAAACCATACCCACCAAAAACATTTAGGATTGCCATTTTTGCATTACACTCTCGTAGTATTCCCAAACCTTGTCCCCATAATGAGGTGGGCAACCAACAAAGAATACATTGCTGAGAGCCTTGTTTGCATTTGGATAATCTGCTGCATTCCCAAGATGCTTATAGCCAGGATGCAAGAGAATGTTTCCAGCAAAGTAATTACGAGTCTGAATGCGACTGGCTTCACAGAATCCTTGGAGTTTTTCCTTCAGTTCTGGAGTGTCCGTAATCAGCGGAACACCAAACCATGATGGATCTGCCAGATCTAAATTAGAAGCAACGCGAACTCCAGGCACATAGCGATAGAATAGACTCTTGATGCGCTGGAAGTTGAGTCGACGCTTCACATCAATTTCATCAATCTTCTTTAACTGCTCAATACCAATTGCACCTTGAAGGTCTAGTGGCTTGAGATTATATCCCATGTTGGAGAATAGGTATTTGTGGTCGATGATTCCGTTGTATCCTTCGAGCCACTTGTCGAAGCGATTGCCACATGTACCGCAAGCCAGCAAATTAGCAGCACCCACGCAACGACAATCACGACCCCACCAACTAATCGAACGCGCTGTGTTAATAAGTTCTTCATCATTGGAACAAACCATGCCTCCTTCGCCAGTTGAAATGTGATGCGCAGGATAGAACGAGGTTGTCCAAGAATAATAATAGTCAGTGAGCAACTTACCATCCCATTTTGTACCGAGTGAATCGCAGTTATCACCAATAAGATAGATGTCATTCTCAGCACAGAACTTTGCAATTTCATCCATATCTGGTGGATTGCCGAGCACTGGTGAAACAAATACAGCAACTGTTTTATCAGTCAATTCTTTCTTAACCAATTCAACATCAAAGTTGAGAGTGTTCATTTCAATGTCAACGAACACTGGCTTTAGATTATTTTGAACAAGTGGAGCAATTGTGGTTGGGAATCCAACAGGTGATACGATGACTTCATCGCCATCTTTCCACTTCAAATGTTTCTTGAGCGCAGCAACCATTGTGAGATTAGCAGATGAACCAGAGTTCACCATGTGGCAATGCTTCACATTAAACTTGCGACCAAATGCCCATTGAAACTTACCAACCTGTTCGCCAGAGACAAGCCACTTGCCTGTAAGGAATGCAGTTACACCTGCGATAACTTCTTTCTCGTCCCAGTATGGACCAGAATAGAATACAGTATCCTTTTCAGGATTAAACTCTTTGCAATTGTAAGCATACTTTGGTGTGCCAACAGCAGCAACCAATTCTTCAATCATCTGCTTCACGTCACTCATGATCTCATCCTCAAGATTTGTGCAAGATATTTACCATAATCGGATTTACTATACTTCTCAGCAGAACGACGAACTTCGTGTTCCGTAATCCAAGCATTATTATACGCTATTTCCTCTGGACAAGCAATCATCATGCCTGTTCTCTTTTGCACAGAGCCAACAAAAGTTGACGCTTCTGAAAGAGATTCAAATGTACCAGTATCAATCCAAGCAATTCCCCGATTTAGATATTCAATTGTACAATCGTGATTTTGCATATAAAGATTGTTAACATCAGTAATCTCTAGTTCACCTCTTGCAGAAGGCTGAATCTGCCATGCATAGTCTACTACTTTATTGTCATAAAAGTAAAGCCCAGTGACTGCATAATTGCTCGGCGCAACTTTTGGCTTTTCTATAATCTTTAGAGGATTACCGTTTGAGTCTTGTTCAATCACGCCAAATCTTTCAGGATCTGCGACATGATAAGCAAACAATGTGCTGCCTTTATGATTGCTTGCAGCACGATTGAAACGATTGATCAACTCATTGCCATAGAAAATATTGTCACCAAGAATAAGAGTAACTTCGTCATCTCCGATCCACTTTTCAGCGATACGGAAACATTCAGCAATTCCTCTTGGTTGTAACTGAGTTGCATAATCAATTTTCAATCCCCATTGAGATCCATCACCAATTAGATTTTCAAATGGCGCACGATCAGCAGGAGAGGTGATAATCATGATATCACGAATTCCTGCCATCATCAGAGTTGAGATTGGATAATAAACTAATGGCTTATCATAAACAGGAAGTAACTGCTTTGATATTACCTTTGTGCATGGATATAGACGAGTGCCTAATCCTCCTGATAAAATAATTCCCTTACGCATTGTTATACCACTCCAGTGTTTTTTGAAGACCTGCGGTTATATTTGTTTTTGCTTTCCAACCGAGATCTCGTTCAAGTTTTGACGAATCCATAGCATATCTAAAATCATGACCTTTACGATCAGTTACAAAGTTAATCCAGTTTTGGTACATATGAACAGGCTTGCCCATTAGATCAAGAATAAGCGTAACCATTTCAAGATTGCTCATCTCATGTCCGCCACCAATATTGTATCGCTCACCAGATTTAAAATTTTCACCAATTGTGAGTAATGCTTCGCAGTGATCTTCAACAAACAGCCAATCACGAACATTCTGACCATTACCATAAACAGGCACAGGCGTATTATTCTTAATATGACGAATCACAGTTGGAATAAACTTTTCTGAGTGTTGTCGCGGACCGTAGTTATTGGAACAATTAGTTACAATCGCTTCAATACCATGCGTGTTTACATAAGCACGAACAAGATGATCACTGGCTGCTTTTGTTGCAGAATACGGATTGCGTGGGTCATATGGTGTCTTTTCAGTAAATGCTGGATCATCATGACCAAGAGATCCATAAACTTCATCAGTCGAAACATGAACGAGTTTGCCACCAAACTTCTTTATACACTTTAGAATGTTGTGAGTACCCTCAACATTAGTGCTGATGAAATGATCATCACCAGCAATAGAGTTATCAACGTGAGACTCTGCAGCAAAATGGTATGTGATTTTTGGATCATAATCATAGTATAATTGATCAAGTAGATTGATATTGCGGATGTCACAACGCAACACGATGACACGATAGTCCTCATGTAGACCAAAAATATTATTTGAATTTCCAGCGTATGAATAGTTGTCAAGAATAACAACTGTGTCTGCGGGATGTTTTTTTAGGTGGGCGAATACAAAGTTAGATCCGATAAATCCCAAACCACCAGTCACAAATACAGTCATAAAATATCAACTCCATGGATCTCCTGAAAATTTAACTGAACTTGCTAATTTTTCAGATTCAAATTTCACTCTCATCTTAAGAATTTTTTTCGAACCAGCCTTCACACCAATGGAATCACTGCCAACCTTTTCTACAGTGATTTTTTGGCTATTGATTGCTGCCAATTTTTCATTTTTCAACGGATCTTCAACATTTGCAGAGTATGGTGGCTTTGCTCCCATACCTGTCACTTTTATATAGGGTGGATAAAGTTCACCTGCATCCAACCAATCGGATAAAACATACTTTTTTAGTTCATTTGAACTCATAGAAGACAATTTTTTATATAGTCTATCTCTAATATCTGATAATACTTTGGAACCTAATGCAACTGTTGTGTTTTGAATCTTTGCATTAGAACGAATCTTCATCTTTCTTGCTGAAGATGATGCTGGAAGTTTCAATGTCTTAACAACATAGTCAATTGCAGCATCATTAATTGATGA